CCTCACGATTGAATCGATATCTAGCTTGCTCAGGATTACGATAATTAGGTACGTAAAGATGTTGAGCTAAACGATCCGTCTCATATAAGTATATACCAGTCCATGTTTTGAGAGTGTCTTTATAATCAGTCGTACTGATGGTTCTATCCACGTCACCAGCTATGTTTTCACGTCTTCCAGCAGGTGTAATATTGTTATTCAAAATTCCTGTCATATCCGTTCTCTTCTCTGCTTCATCACATCTTCCCACCTGTTCAATTATTTTACTGACCCAGAAAGAATCTTGAACATTATCCAATGCTTCTTCTAATCTAGCTAAGTCACCAGCTGGTATAGATGTTTGGTTATATCCCAGATGCCATTTACATTTTGATTTAATAAAGTTATCAAGTTGCATTATTCAACACGAATAAGATTATCTTTTATTAGTTCATCCCAGTCGATACGCTTAATAGATTTAAGTTGATCTAACTTAATGAACTTTTCGCCTAACATGGAAGATTGTAAATCTTTTATCTCCCTAGCTGTCTTTAATCCTACACCAGGCAACGCATCAGCAAGTTGTCTAGCACTGGCAGTATTGATATTAACTCTGGTGTCTACAGGGAAAATTTCTTTCTTTGTAGGTGTTGCAGGTTTAACACCTTCTGATGCTAATTGAGCAGTCAGACGTTCTTCATTTTTTACTTTCTCTGTAGTCTCCTGTAATTGAGGGATCAGATCTGACTCATCTACATAATGAACTTCATCTTGAGAATCAGTACACATTACAATTCCATCACCATGAACTGAAACCTTCTCAAGTAATGCACCTGTTGGCTTGTATCTGTATAACATTTGATTAATTATTATCTATATAAATAGAATAACAACCCACACTTTTAGTGCAAATAAAAAAGCCGAGCATGAGCCCGGCTCCTTTATAAATACATTAAGTATTAAGCGTCACCGCCACCTACTTGAGATGGGAAGTCAATGAATCCTTGAATGTCATTCCAAGATACACCCTTTGCAGGACGTAGATAGTTGACTCTACCAAGGATATATGCTGCTCTACCTGCATCAGAATCAGCCTGAGAGATAAATACACCATCACCACTAACTGTTGTATTAGCAATTGCATCAACATTAAATACTTTAAATGTTGTATCTGCAGTTACTTTGTACATCATGGAGTTAGCTGCGTTAGCTGCTGTGATACCACCACCAGTTACGACTGTCCAGAAAGGTAAGTCTCCTGTTGTTGTATCAGTTAGTCCCTGAGCAAATAGTGAACTAGATGCTTGTATGGAACTAGAAGCTGCTGCCAAACCATTTTGTTGTGTAGATGGAACACCGAAAGGTACACCACCGTTGTTTGGACCTAAAAGCAATAATTCACCTGTTGTTCCACCAAGATCAGCTGTGACTGGTGAAGCAGGGAATGTTGCTAGACCGCCTGCAGGAAGATCCTGAGCGATTGCTACACTCGCACCATAGATGTAAGCAGGACGATCAGTAGATGCCTGTACTACTAAGCTTGTGCGATCATCTCTTACACGATCATCTGGACGACGATCTGGAGAAGGAACTGTAAGGTCGAAGCTCTTATGACTAGCCTTAGTTCCTACTAGGTTTGTAACCTTAGCAAAACCGATTAGTTCAAATGCTTCAACACCTGGCCAACCGAATACACCTTCATCGTTGTATCCAGATAGCTTGTTGATCTGATTACCGGGCTGTAATATTGCTCCGGCTTCTGATTTGTATGTTGCCATTATTAGTTGTCCCCCTTAATCAGAAATTGTGAATGCGACTGTGATGAAGTCCTTATTCAAGTTCGCAAAGCCAGCGTATAGCTGCCAGATGAGAATAATGAATCTGCTGAAGTCATCATTGTTGTTAATAAGAACTTGAGCATTTGGACCACCCACACCTACACCAATTGCCTGTGGACCAAAGAATAGTGCTGGTGGTGTATCGTGTGATACTGCACCTTGACCATCATTGATATTTACAGTGATTGACTTTGAAGGCATGTTAGTTGTCTCAAAGAACCTTACACCTTCAAACACGAAGCCTGATGGCATAACTGGTTCGCCAGCTACGAATTGAGCTTGACCATACTGTCCACCCTGATAAATAGAAGCATTAGGAGCAGCCATTCCCATAAGAGGATTTGGTTGACCCATGCCAGGGTATCTTGCAACTTCTCTGAAGCCTGCATCAGCTCTTAGATCTTTCATGAATGAAGGATCAGCTACGCAACGGTAGTAGCCATCTGCGAAAACAGGAACATTACGCTTACGTAAGCCCTTTACAACTTCGAGAAGGTCTGACTTTACATTGAATTTATAACGCTCAGAAGCATATTCTGCAGCGGTATATGTAGTCAGTGTTGTGGAGTTTGTTTTTACTTTACTATTTGGATAGTAATAACCACCTTGTGAATCACTTGATTCACCACGAGATTCAGACTTGAATAGTT